ATAAATATTATGATTGGGATGATGTTAAAAAAAGAGCTGTTGCAAATATGGAAGATATGATTGATGATAAAGATCGTGATGAAATAGAAAGTAATGTAACATTATTCCAAGAAATTATTGATGGTAGAAGAAGGCGTGAAAAAAAGATAAAAGATAAATTTAAACAAAAAGACATAAAATTTATTCCTCATTCTTATTATACAAGAAACTATATAATGTATAATCGCAATGATTTTGATGATGTAGTTAAAAAAATGTATATTATGAAAGTTTTATTTGAAAATTGTGATATTTTAAATAAATGGGAAGATTATAAAGTAAAAACTAATAAACAAATTTATTCATTTGAAGAAAAAGATAAATTTTATAAAGATACTTATGATAAATTTATCATAAAAAATCCTAGATTTATGCTATAAAAATAAATTTTTTTGGTTTTTTCATAAATATTTTTTTGATTGAACTATGAAAATAGGAATGTGTTATTTTCTTTATAATTGACTGGTAATTTGTACTTGAAATGTCAAAAATGTACTTGTCTAAGTATGAATTTATTTTATATAAACCTGAATTTTTTACTTTATCATATTCTATCAAAGTTTTATTCTTAAATTTTTTAAATTCTTTTAATGGTATTCCTTCTTTGAAAAAATTATTAAATACATTTTTAATACTATTTAAACATTCATTTAATACTTTTTTATTTTTTTTACAATTGAATTCAATAGAAAAAATTGTTATCCCAATACCCGTGGATACTGATGAATTAATACCATATATTAGTTGCTTTTTCTCTCGTAATTCTAGAAATAGTTTGGAGGATAAAGATCCTGCAAGATAGTTTGAGAAAATATCCAATTCAAAAATTTCTTTTTTACTTAGATTGGGTATAACAAAATTCATTAAAACATATGTAGATGTATTTTTAGGAAAATATTTAGTAAATTTATATAATCCAGGTTTACCAGTTATTTCTAATAAAGGCTTTATTTCATTAAATATTTTTAATGTACTCTCTGTTTCAATATATTTCTTCCCAATGTCTCCATATTTTTTATATAATTTTATCCAATATTTCTCAATTTTATTTTTATTATCACTTGAGCTAGTAAAAAATATAATGTTTTTTGGTTGATAATATGAATTATAGTATTCAATTATATTATCTCTATTTATTTTTGCAAGATCTTTGATATATCCAATTACGGGATTATGAAGAGGATTATCATTGGTATATATTATTTTTTGAGCATGAATAGAAGCTAGATGCTCAGGGGAATTTGCTTTTTCAAGTAATTCATTTACTACAACTTTTCTCTCATTTTCTATATCATTTTCTCTAAAATATGGGTTAAATACTATTTGGATTAATGCTTCTATGGCTTGTTCTATGTACACAGTTGGAGTGTTTATATAGAAACAAGTGATAAATTGTGAAGTGTATGCATTTATACTCATCCCCTTTGAGTTTATTTTGTTATTTAGTATTTTTATATTTTCGTTATATTGGGAACCTTTAAAAATAAGATGCTCTATAAAATGAGAAATTCCTTTCTCTCTTTTTTTTTCTAAAATTGATCCAGTTAATACAACAATTGAAATGTATGAAAATTTAGGATTTCCAAATTTATTTTTAAATATTTTTATTTTTGGTATCATTAAATCTATAAAGAAATAATTTTTCATTCAAATAAAAATCTTATAAAAGTTATGAGCTTATATGATAATGAATTAAATCTAAGAAGAATGAGAGAGAATGTTCGAGATTTCTTACGATCCACAAAATTTGATTATACATCAATGAATAATTTAGCAAAAGTAAATAATTTTTGGGAAAAGAGCAAATGGTATTTAGTGGGACTCTTATTTTTTGTAGTTTTAATAGCATACTATAAAGGCAAAAATATGGGAGCAATTAATATGGCTGTAATTATTATATTAGTATTTTTATTTGTTATTATATTAATTGTTTTCAATGACAGACGTGGGTTAGTTGGTAATGCTGTTCCTTTTGCAGTAAATCCATTACCACCTCATTTGGGGCTTGATGGTATTAGCAATGAGATTCGTTTTGTCAATTAAATTTCTTTTTTTTGTACAAAAAAAAGAAATATATATTATTTTATGAGTAGTAAAAATTTAGTTGAATTGAAAAAAGAAGATAATTATTTTGATAATTTTGAGAACGTTTTTGATTACTGGTCTCAAGAACAAATTGATTTTGTAAAGAATAAATTAAGTAATAGAACAAATGAAGATCTTGTAAGAAAAGTTCAAGGATTAATTGAATTGAAAGAAAAATTAAAAAGTTTTAAAAGTGATTTTTACAGTGAAAAAGATTCCTCATCAGGAAAAATAATACCAAACGTTGTACCTTATGGTGAAAAATCTTATAAAATGATTACTCTCGATGCAATTAATAATGCAACTGATAATTTTATAATTCTTTTCAAAAATGCATATTACAAAGATTATAAAAAATATAGCTATATTTTACAAGAAAATCAATTTACCGATAAATTTAAAAATTCATTAAGAACTTTATATGAATCATTTTTGTGTTATCCAAGAATAAGATTGGATTCAGTAGGTTTTGGATCAATTAGTAGAATAACGGATCTTTTTCAAAATCTATATTTGAATGGTAATTTTACACCAAGAGATTTTTATGCTAAATTTTTAGAGAATACTTTCTATAATATTTATTACGACCTTACACCAGATTCAGTACCAGAGGATCTTGAAAATTTTGAAAAAGAATATTTTTATGAATTAAGAAAAGAATTATGGTTTGATGTTGCAAACTCTAATAGTAATAGCTATTTTAAAAATATAGGTAAAGATTCATATGGTATATTTTTTCAAAGACCAGATCTTCTAGAAACAGGTCCCCAAATTCAAACATCATCAACATCATCAAGAGGATCGCAGCAAGTATTTAGAAGAATTTCTCTCCCAGTTAATGAATTTACTGGCTCAGTTGATCTATCATCTAAAAAATATACATTTGATCCAGTTGTAAAAAATTTGAGAACTAGTCTTTTACTATTTTCAAGATATAAAGAAGGTACTGATCCAAAAGTTAAATTTTTTGATGAAAGGAAAACAGTTGATATTCAAGATCAAAATACTTATTTCAATCAGATTCTTCAATACTATTATAATTATAATCCGACTGATGAGCGAGGTCAATCAATAATAAAACAAGAGGCAATCGATTACTCAGCAGAAATTTTAAGAGAATTAAATATAACAAATGTATCTCAAAAATTAGTTTCTAGGTGGATAATTGATTTACAAGTTCCAACATCTTCTTATAGTACCCAAGCTTCAACTACCACCACCGCTTCAAAAAAGAAATATGATATTAATGATAATCAATTGAGTGGTTCTTATGTACAAAATTCTCAAATAACGCAGTATTCTCCAACTGTTTCACAGATAAAGAGTGGAGGAAGTAAATCTCAATTGTTTGATATTTCTCAAGCTCCATCAATTTATTCAAAAAGAAAAAATCTTAAATTAGACAGACCAAATTTCAATCAAATTTTACAAGAATATGGTAAATTATTCTCTAATTTTAATGAATCAATTGAGAAAGATCTTGAAAAAATATATGGTTATGAAATTTCTCAAGGAAATCAAAAAGTTTATTTAAGTAAATTATCTAATATACCTTTATTTTATAACGGTCCTAGAGATTCACGAGTTACTAATCGTGATGGTTTATCTAACTCTGACCAACAGCTCACTTATACTGATTTAAGAAAAATTTTAGTATTTTGTAATGTAGTTTCTAATAATTTTAAAATGGTTCGCCAATTCTTCGATAACTATCGCAAATGTATTAATTTCGTTAAATCAAAAATTCCTACATCCTCTAATAATAATAAAAAAAATACTTCATCACGTATTTTCTCAGGTATTGATAAATTAGTCAAGAGCATTGAAACTGCTATAAGTATTTTGGATATTATTTTAACAGATAAGGATAATCTTACTACTGATAATAAAACAGGTGTTGAAGCCCGAAATTTATTTTTAGGTATTGACCTGGACTATTTGAAAAAGATAAATGGCGAATCCTTAACTTCAATCGTAAATAATTATATTTTTTATACAAATAAACATTTTGAAAAAGATAAATTCGTTAATCTCCTTAGAAAAATTGGTACTTGGAAGAAAGGTAATGATGAAGTTATTTTAGGTGGATATTCTCTTGTATCAAAAAAAGATAATGAGTTAAATAAAATCGCATTAAATGGATATTATTTGTCTATTATTGAAAGAAGTAAATCCAATGATAATCTTATTACAAGTTTTAATAATTATGTAAATGATTCAATGATTAAAGTAAGTAATTCAAATAAAAATAATATTTTAGCACAGTTGGGTGGTGATTTAATTAAATTAATGCAGCAACAAGAACGTTTTCGCTTGATATTAGAATATTTTCTTAAAATGTTATCAGATAATTTACAACCACTTGTATCGGATAATAGAAATTATACAAATGGTATAAAGAATCGTTATTCATTTGATCCAGATATTTATGATAAAAACAAAGTAAGATTGTTTAAAAAATTGAATGAATACAAATTAAAAATAAAATTTACTTGTGATTATTTGAAAGATTTCTTAAAAAAGACACCTCAAGTAGATAAAAGATTAATTGATATAATGCTTTATAAGCTTAATTTGATGGCTGCTTATCAAGAATTTTTCGTTAAATCGAATACTGTCTTTGATAAAGCACAAATTACAACATTAATTGATAAATTGAAATCATATAGTATTAATATTCCATTCCCAGATATTACCTATCAAAATACTTTAAATCTTTTTAATCCCAATTACGATAATCCTCAGTGGTGGTTTGAAATGTACAATAAGTTCCAATGGGATGTTCGTGCAAATAATTCTACAAAATACAACAAAGTTAATAAAATTTTTATGTTTTTAATTGTCAATCAAAATAGTAAACTTGAATTTTATCTTGTAGATGTTTTTGCAGCTGCATTTTCAAGAAATATGAATAATGTTGTTAAAGAAAATATTGTTTTTGATAATGATGTTTGGGCTAAAGATAATGTTTTTATAAAGTTATCACCTTTTGCAGATGAAGAATCAAAGGGAATTGATATATCACAAAAATTACTGCAATTAAGTCAAATAATGGAAGCAAAGAAAAAATTAAGTTCAATATCATCCTCTCAAGTACAATCTTTTAGTAAGCAATTAGAAGCTCAAATAGAGCTATTTTTGAAAGATGCTTTCAAATCTTATATTCCAATAATTAATTTAATTGGAGGATCTTATAATGTTGATTTCCCCTATTTAAATGCATTGGAAACCTCTTATAATGATGAGAGATTACCATTAAATATGTCAATGGTTATCACAAATACAAATGATAAATATAAAAATATTTTTTTCAATAGATTTGCAGTAAATCAAATACCAGATGAATATCCTGTTTTTTATTATGACAGCACGCAATTTAAAAATAAAAATGGTAAAGAGATGTTTGGAAATATTTTATC